AATCCAGATGGAGAAGAAAGATTCGTAAACAAATCATTCTATGCGTATAACGAAGCTTCATTTAATGCAGCAAAAGCAAACGCTGGAGCATTATATAGTCCACAGAATTTTAGAGTTGTAGATGGGACAACTAGTGGGTGGTTAAAGGTTAAAACATGGGAAGGCGAGAAATGGATGAATCTAGATGGAGAAGAAAGATTTATTAATAAATCTTTCTATGCATACAACGAACCTTCATTTAGTTCAGGTAAAGCAAACGCTGGAGCATTATATAGTCCACAGAATTTTAGAATAATAGATGGGACAACTAGTGGATGGTTGAAGATTAAAACATGGGAAGGTGACAAGTGGATTAATTTAAATGCGGAAGATACAGGCGTAGAATTCTACGTGGAAGCTACTGCATACAGCGTAGAAGGTAGTCCACCACATGAAAGAATTACGGCGGCTGGAATAGACATAGGAAAAAATCCTAACATCAAGTTAATTGCAGTTGACCCTAAAGTTATTAAACTAGGAACAAAGGTTTGGGTTGAAGGATATGGTGAAGCAATTGCTGGAGATACAGGTGGAGCTATTAAAGGTAATAGAATTGATGTTCTGTTTCCTACAGAAAAGCAAGCGCGTGAATGGGGACGTAAAAAAGTGAAGATTAAAATAATGAAATAGGATATATCTATTCTTAGCTTTGAAAATTATATATTAGACAAATTAAAAGGGAGGATATTTTTATGTTTAAGAAAAGTATAGGAATTTTATTGTTTTTTATTCTATCTATTTCAACATTTAGTATGGTAACTCACGCTGCTAGTAGTTCAGAATCTGTGAATCAATCATTCTATGGGTATAAAGAACCATCTTTTAATTCAGCTAAAACAAATGGCGGATCAGCGTATAGTGCTCAAAATGTAGGAGTCGTGGAAAAAAGAGATAATGGCTGGTGGAAGATTGAAACATGGGAAGGTCCAGTTTGGATTAACGTGAATGGAGAAGAACGTGTCATGGGAGATTTCTATGCATATGATGAACCTTCTCTCTCATCAAAGATTGCGAATGCTGGAGCGAAGTACGGACGACAAACATTTAGAATAGTAGATGGAACAACAGATGGTTGGCTGAAAATTAAGACGTGGGAAGGCGAAAAATGGATGAATCCTACGGCTGAACAAATTACTGTCAACAAAACGATTTATGCATATAATGAGCCTTCATTTAATGCAAAGAAAGCAAATTATGGAGCACCATTTAACCCACAAAATTGGGGAGTAGTAGAAAGAAAAGAGAATGGCTGGATGAAGGTAGGTACTTATGAAGGTTATAAGTGGATTAATCCAGATGGAGAAGAAAGATTCGTAAACAAATCATTCTATGCGTATAACGAAGCTTCATTTAATGCAGCAAAAGCAAACGCTGGAGCATTATATAGTCCACAGAATTTTAGAGTTGTAGATGGGACAACTAGTGGGTGGTTAAAGGTTAAAACATGGGAAGGCGAGAAATGGATGAATCTAGATGGAGAAGAAAGATTTATTAATAAATCTTTCTATGCGTACAACGAACCTTCATTTAGTTCAGGTAAAGCAAACGCTGGAGCATTATATAGTCCACAGAATTTTAGAATAATAGATGGGACAACTAGTGGATGGTTGAAGATTAAAACATGGGAAGGCGACAAGTGGATTAATCTAAACCAAACAGATTCTGGTAATTCTGGAGTGGTTGACCTTGCTTTAAAACAATTAGGAAAACCATATGTATTTGGAAATAGTGGACCTAATTCATTTGATTGTAGCGGTTTTATTTATTATGTATTTAAAAATAATGGATACAATATTGGAAGAACAAGTGTTGCAGGATACTGGGGAATGGTTACAAAAATAAGTGATCCTCAACCAGGAGATTTAGTATTCTTACAGAATACATATAAAGCTGGTCCTTCTCATCTAGGAATATATTTAGGAAATGGTGAATATATTCATGCTTCTGACGAAACAACAGGTGTAATTAAAAGTAAGATAAACAGTCCATACACTCAGAAACATTTCTTGGGGTATGCTAGATTTTCAAAATAATTAAATTGGATTCAATGAAGAGACAGTTATCTAAGATAGCTGTCTCTTTATATTTTGTATAATTTAGTAATGAAGTTTGACCAAAAGCTTCAGATAAAAAGAAGTTGGATAACTGAAAAGTATTGATGCTACTGGATAATCAACTATAGGGGTATTTGAAGATTACGTGATTGGTATTTGGTGCTTTAATGGTAAAATTATATAGGTCTAAAAATTAAGACGATACAAACTGGGCTGAGATAGAAATTTTAAGAAAAAGTATTTTAGTAAATATATAGAAAAATAAAGGAAAATATGTTAATGTGATAAACGTAATATGAAAATAATAAAAAAGGAGAGAAAAGAGTATATGCTAAAAAAGAGTGTAATGTTATTATTTTTTATTCTATCTATCTCAACATTTAGTATGGTAACTCACGCTGCTAGTAGTTCAGAATCCGTGAATCAATCATTCTATGGGTATAAAGAACCATCTTTTAATTCAGCTAAAACAAATGGCGGATTAGAGTATGGTGCTCAAAATGTAGGAGTCGTGGAAAAAAGGGATAATGGCTGGTGGAAGATTGAAACATGGGAAGGTCCAGTTTGGATTAACGTGAATGGAGAAGAACGTGTCATGGGAGATTTCTATGCATATGATGAACCTTCTCTCTCATCAAAGATTGCGAATGCTGGAGCGAAGTACGGACGACAAACATTTAGAATAGTAGATGGAACAACAGATGGTTGGCTGAAAATTAAGACGTGGGAAGGCGAAAAATGGATGAATCCTACGGCTGAACAAATTACTATCAACAAAACGATTTATGCATATAATGAACCTTCATTTAATGCGACGAAAGCAAATTATGGATCGCCATATAACCCACAAAATTGGGGAGTAATAGAAAGAAAAGAAAATGGCTGGATAAAGGTAGGTACTTATGAAGGTTATAAGTGGATCAATCCAGATGGAGAAGAAAGATTCGTAAACAAATCATTTTATGCGTATAACGAAGCTTCATTTAATGCAGCCAAAGCAAACGCTGGGGCATTATATAGTCCACAGAATTTTAGAGTTGTAGATGGGACACCTAGTGGATGGTTAAAGGTTAAAACATGGGAAGGCGAAAAATGGATGAATCTAGATGGAGAAGAAAGATTTATCAATCAATCATTCTATGCGTACAACGAACCTTCATTTAGTTCAGGCAAAGCGAACGCTGGAGCATTATATAGTCCACAGAATTTTAGAATAATAGATGGAACAACTAGTGGATGGTTAAAGATTAAAACTTGGGAAGGCGACAAGTGGATGAACCCGCATGAAACAGATTCTGGTTCTTCTAAATATCAAATGCCTGTAAAAAACCCAAATGTGAGTTCATGGTATGGAAGTCGATGGGGTACAGTGCATAAAGGTATTGATTTCGCAGCAACAAAGGGTACACCAATAATGGCATCTAAATCAGGAACTGTACAATTTGCTGGTTTTGGTGTAAGAGGTCAAGGATTTGGTGGATATGGAAATGCGGTGGTTATTAAGCATGAAGACGGACTTTGGACATTATACGGTCATATGGACTCAATTTTAACTACTGTAGGGGCGCATGTACAACAAGGTCAAGTAATAGGGAAAGTAGGTAGTACAGGTGATTCTACTGGAAACCATTTGCACTTCGAAATTAAGAATCAGTATATAGGTGGACAAGTAGATCCAAAACCATATTTACCATTTTAATAAACATTAAGTTTGAATTTTAAAGATGTTTATTACATATTTAAAATTAGTGGATACAATATTGGAAGAACAAGTATAGCTGTATATTGGGGAATGGTTACAAAAAATGACCCTCAATCAGTTGATTAAGCATTCTTACAAAATAATTAAATAAGATTCAATAAAAAAAGCAGTTATCTAAGGATAACTGCTTTTTTTAGTTTGTGTTAAAACCTACAACAACATCTAATGATTGTTTTGAGTTATTTTAATTGTTCAATATTGTAGAGTGGTGCTAAAAGCGACTGATAGATAAATAATTTAGATGGGAGTAAGTTGAATTTATGTTTAAATAGGTATGGGAAAAAACGTAACAAGAATTCAAAAGAAATGATATAATAGTAGAAATTAGATATATATTCCTACTGGAAGAACCGGCGGACATCAAATTATAGGGGCATTATTGATATTGCTCTTATAGTTCGATGTCCGCTTTTTTGTTTTTATTAACAAAATATATAAGGGGTGTTTTTATATATGGCGCAATTAACTTTTTTACCTAAAATTGATCGCAAAGCAACTCAGGCTCGTTTAGAAGAGATTCTTGAAAATGTTCGTATTTACAGATAATTTGGGATGATTAGACACGAGATGAAGGTTACAGCATCTAGCGAGGTAAGATATCACGGTCCAACAAATATAGTAGGGAAGCCAGCTGAAGATATTGCTTTAGCAAATGTTGCTATGAGTGAAAGAGAAGCGAAACTACAACGTTTATCTTTTCAAATTGATAAGGCATTAAGTCGTTTTAGTAAAAACCAAAGGGATATTATTGTAAAACGATATCTAGAGGATGAAGAGGTCTTTGATTACATGGTTTATAACGAAATTGGTATGAGTGAGCGTACGTATAGACGAAATAAATCAAATGCTTTTTATAAACTAGCTTTTGCTCTTAGATTAGAAGTATATGAGACAGAAGAAACTGGAGGTAATGAATAATGAATTTTGTTCAACCAATACGTGATCCAGAGCAAATACAGCAGTTAAAAGAGTATTTTAAGGAAAAGAGTTTATGTAATTACATTCTCTTCATTATGGGTATTAATACAGGGCTCAGAATCTCAGATATTTTGAAATTGAAAGTAGGGGATGTTAAAGGCAGTCATATATCTATGCGGGAAAAGAAAACAGGGAAACAGAAACGAATACAAATTACTGCAGCACTGAAAAGAGAACTTAAATGGTTTATTGTAGATAGAGAAGACAATGAGTATTTATTGCAAAGTAGACAAGGTAAGAATCGTCCAATTGGTCGTAGCATGGCATATAAGATATTAAGCGGAGCAGCGGCAGAGTTTGGATTAGATGAAATAGGAACACATACGTTAAGAAAAACATATGGGTATCACATGTACATGCAAACGAAAAACATAGCATTACTTATGGAGATATTCAATCACTCTTCAGAGAAGGTCACGTTACGTTATATAGGTGTAAACCAAGATGTAATGGATAAAGCAATGACTAGGTTTAAAATCTAATTATTGCTTATTTCTTTTTCATTAAAAGTTAAGCACCCCAAATCCCCTTAAAAAAGTTGTATTTGGAATATTGTAACAAAATAAAAAAAGACCCTACAAGAGAGTCTTTTTTTAGCTAATATTAAGCTTTTTGAACATTAGTAGCTTGTAGGCCACGTTGTCCTTGTTCTACTTCAAACGTTACACTTTGTCCTTCGTCTAAAGATTTGTAACCGTCGATTTGGATAGCTGAGAAATGTACGAATACGTCTTCTCCATCTGCACGCTCGATGAATCCAAAACCTTTGTCTGCATTAAACCATTTTACTTTACCTTGTTCCATAATTATTGCCTCCTAGTGTGGATACCCACACATATGTTACTACCCTTGCTCAAATACCTTAGACGAAAAACAAAATTTATTCTTAATCTCAAACCGAACAAAAATAGGTCTTTATTAATTTAACATACTTTCTAAAAAATAGCAAATTTCAAAAATAAGTCCTTATGGTAATTAGCCACTAATAGTGGTTGTTGGAGAAAAAGTCACTATGATAGTCATCACAGCAAGAAGTTGCCAAAGGATCTCGACAATATCATTAGTTTGATTTTTTTCAGACATTCAATAACTGATAAAATTAGCTATTTTCGAGTTAAAATTTACTTCTGATAACGAAAATTATGTAAATAAGCTGTCCATATGGACAGCTTATTGTATTTTTTGCTTAGCGTGGTTTTTTTCTGAAATGCTGGTGGTATCCCTATACAGTTACTCATAATTTTCGTACTGTGTAACTCAAAAGAGAAAGTGAAATGAAATCAATGATACCAAGGGATTCAGCGAAGGGGACAGTTACACACAATATAAGATATGGGTAACTAGATATACCGCAGAATTAATATATAATATAAACAGGAGGTGAGTTAACAAATGGATTATGAAAAAATAATATATGCGGTTGCTGGTTCAGTAATTGGTATAGTCGCTACAGTAATTGGTGCAATAATAACTCATTTATTAGCCGGAAAAAGGGAAAAACGTGGAAGAATATATAATAATAAAGAGAAAGCTTTAAAAGACGTTTATGCTCCTATTTATAAGATATTATTATCAGACTTAAGCGATAGTTTGAAATACAAGGGGACTGTTAAGATAGATCAAATCGAAGAAATTGTACGCAATAATAGTGAACTTGTAGATTCTCAGTTATTAAAAATGGTTCAAGAAACACGGCAAGGAATTAGATTTGTTGATGGACCAACAATGGCAATTGAGGATAGAGGTGTTATGTATGATGTTGATAGGAAATTTTTTATCCATATCCATTCTAAGTACAACTCTTTAAAGAAAGAGCTAGGGCTTCCTTATGATACAAGTGAAGGGATTAATTAAAATAAATCAGTGGCAGAATAGTGACCGCTTTTTGGCAGGAAATGTGCCGGTTGTTTTGGAATCAACGTGATATATTTGTATTGTGAGAAGTGGCGGAAAACACAACTCACTATGTTGTTTCTAAAATTCTAAACGGCTTCATAATGACGGCACATAAAATCCGAAACCAGCAGATGGTACTGATTGAATGTTACCGTTAATAAGGAGAGCTTTTGCTCTTCTTCCAGTTACTTAATAATGTTGACGCAGATAAATGTAACAACATTAGGTGATTGGAAAAAGAATAAAACTTCACGTACCACAATTTAAATGTAGATGAACAATCGAGAAAAAAGCATCCATTAGGGTGCTTTTTATTTTTGAGGAGGGTGAGAGATGACTATAAGTATATTTCAATTGTTTATTGCATGTATGATTAGTAGTTTCACTACAATGTTTTTGTTGAAGTTGTTTAATAAAAATTCCAAGTGAACCAAAAGGAGTGAGAATAAATGAAACTAACTAAACAAGAACAAGCGGTTGTAATTGGTACATTCATTTCGATGTTAGGACAGGATCTTGTGAATGAGCGTATTGATAAACAGAAGTTAGAAGGTGCAATTCTTATATTTAATGAGTTAGAAGATAACACAACACCAAAACAAAAGAGAGAAGCGATGATTAGTTTACTTGGTAAGGCAATGGATGAATTCATTAATAGTAAGGAGTGAGGATGGATGCAATTAAATAAACTCGAGAAGGCGGTTGCTCTTAGTATAGTTTTTAATTCCATTGATAATAAAGAGTTAATTGGACGTGTAAGTGAAGAAAAGATATCAGGTGTGGTTGAACTGTTTGAAGGGTTAAAGGAATGTACAACACCAGATAAAGAAAAGGAAACGCATATAAATGTAATTAATAAACTAATTGATTCATTATTAGAAGAAAACCAATCGGTGGAGAGCAATGAAAGAATACAAGACCAAACAACAGAAGCGTAAGTTCTATGACAGTGGTGAGTGGAAGAGTATACGTGAACAAGTAAAGAAGCGTGACAACTATGAATGCCAGGAGTGCAAGCGTAACGGACGAGTACAAACAGATACCAATGAATACAGTGAGAGTGCAAAGCGTAAGAAGATACAGCTCGTTGTCCATCATAAAAAAGAACTAGAACATCATCCAGAACTTGCATTAGAAATGGACAATCTCGAAACAGTCTGTGTTAATTGTCATAACAAAGAACATGGAAGAGTTTACGAAAAGAAACAGAATAAATGGGAACATGATGAAAAATGGTAAAAAAGAATCGGCAATAACAATCCCCCCTTAAAATATTTCACCAAAAATTGCTCTAAGGGGCACCGGAGGAGGGGGGTAACTGTCAGGTTTTTTCGGAAATACGCACGTAAGGGGGGATGGGTAGATGGCTGTTAGTATTGTAAGGTTAAAGGAACAGCTTATGAATAGTATTGATACGACAGATTTAGTTGAAGTTGAAAAAGTAGAACGCTATATTGATCTAGTTAAAGCATTTCGAAAAATTAATAAAACGATAACTAAAGAAGGGGAATCCGTAACAATTAAAAATGGAACTCAAGTTTTCGTTAAGGCCCACCCTCTTATAAGTGAGAGGAATAAAATTAACAGTTCTTTAATTGCATTAGGGAGAGATATAAAATTTGTTGTTAAGAATACTATCCCTAATGCAGGTTATAGCAAAAGTGATCTTACATGATTAAGCAAAAGTATGTGGAAGAATATATTGAACTTTATCGAAGTGGGAAAGTAAAGTTCAATAGAGAAAGAGAACTGTTAATTGAATATCTAGAAAAACATGTTTTAAACAGAGACGATTTGTATTTTGATGATGAAATGATTGAGGATTGTATCAACTTCGGTGAGAAGTGGTATTTTCCATTGCAGCCATTTCAAAAATTCTTAATAGCATTCGTCTTTTTATTTTATAAGAAAAATGGACGTGTATTTTATCGTAAATTCCTATGGATGCTAGGACGTGGCGGCGGTAAAAACGGTCTGATTTCTGTTATTATTCACTTTTTAATTAGTGAATTACATGGCATTCCAGAGTATAACATTTCAGTTGTAGCGAATAGTGAAGAACAAGCAAAAACAAGCCCTGACGAAGTTCATACATGTGTGAAGAAGAATGAGGTCTTGAAAAGAGCCTTTAAAACAACGTTAACTCAAACAGTTTCAAAGGCTACTGAAAGTGTACTGAAATTTAGGACTTCAAATGGAGATACAAAAGACGGTTTGCGTGATGGTGCGGTTGTATTTGATGAAATACATCAATACGAAAGCAATAAAGATGTCCGTGTTCATATCAATGGTTTAGGGAAAAAGAAGAATCCACGTGAATTTTACATTGGTACAGATGGATATGTTCGTGACGGTTTTTTAGATAAGCAAAAAGAAAAGGCAATGAAGGTATTAAACGGCGAAGCACGTCCGAATGCTGTCTTTCCTTTTATTTGTAAATTGAATGACGAAACTGAAGTAGATGATCTTGATAATTGGGAGCTTGCGAATCCCATGTTATCTAAGCCTTTAAGTGAGTATGCTGAAGGGTTACTTGAAACAATTAAGGAAGAATATGAAGATTTAGAAGACGACCCGAGTAATAGAGAAGAGTTCATGACAAAGCGTATGAACTTACCTGTTACTAATTTAGAACGCTCTGTTGCAAAATGGTCAGAAATTCTTGCTACAGATCGACCGTTTCCAGATTTACACGGACAAGAATGCATTGGATCGTTAGACTTTGCAAGCATTTATTCCTGATTTACCTAAACAACCATACCGTAATGGTGTAGGTGCTTATGAGGGCGTAGTAGCACATTCTACAGCAACTCCTGAAGCACCAGCTATTAATATTCAAAAGTATGAGTCTCGTACATGGCGTTCAGCATTCGTACATTATGCAGTTGATTGGGATGAGACAATTCAAATTGCTGATACAAAATACATTGCTTATGGCGCAGGATCAGGAGCAAATAAACGATTTGTACATGTAGAGTTATGTGAAACAGCAGACTATACAAAATTCAAGCGTTCATATGAAAAATACGTAAAACTTTTAGCAAAAATCTTAAAAGATAACAAGTTATCTGTAGAAAAAGGATTATGGACTCACTACGATGTAACGAAATACCTTGGTGGAACAGATCATGAAGATCCACTTGATTACTTAAAATCTCATGGTGTGTCAGAAGCCAAATTCCGTGCTGATGTACAACGAGCATACAATAATTCTGGTGTGGATGTTTCTGTTCCTGAGAAGCCATCTAAGCCAGCAGAAGTGCCAACAGCTGTAACAGACGGTATTGCTTACATTCAAGGTTACAACGTTAATTTACGTAAAGGACCTGGTACAAGCTATTCTAAGATTCGTCAGTTAAACAAGCCAGAATCCTACGTTGTATGGGCTGAAAAGGATGGTTGGTTAAATCTTGGTGGGGATCAGTGGATTAAGAACGATCCATCTTATGTGAAGTTTAATAAGAAAAGTACAGTGGATTCTTCTATTGTAGGGAAGCGTGTTGTTTCAAAAGTTAATAATCTACGTTTCTATGATGCTCCATCTTGGCAGGACAAAGATGTGGCTGGTTCTGTAGATGTAGGATTAGGATTTACAATTGATGCGAAGGTAACTGTTAATGGTTCACCACAATATAAAGTACACAATAGCAAAGGTAAAACATACTATGTAACTGCTAATAAATTTTATATCAGTATACATTAATAGAAAGAAAAAAGGGCTACTCGTAATGAGTAGCCCTTTTTTAACATCTCTTTATGCGTAACGAGAATTATATATCATAGTTACAACTTCCGCTCTTGTTGCAAATTCATTCCCGCGTGTACCATCAAAAATACCAAGTTTCTTTGCGCGTCTATCTGACCCACTGAATCCGGTTGCTGGATTCCATAATTTCATATATCCGGCCAATGATGATGCCATTGCAGCAGCCTCGCTACGAGTCACCCAGTTTGTCCCTCTAGACCCATCTGAATATCCATGTACTACAACAAAAGCTTGTGCGGAATTAAAATCATAGTCACTATGATATTTCCACTCTTTACGCATCATCATTAACCACATGTCTTGTCGAGTGGCTAGGCTGTCCCTCATATCAGCAGTAATAATTTTATTTTGAAGAGCCCAATTTATCTGTGGGTCTGCCCAATGTGCAGATGCTTCTTTTGGAGCAAATGTTGCGAAGCCCACTGATAGCGTAACAGCTGCAGCAGCAACAACCATAATTTTTTTGATTTTTTTTAACAT